CTTCCAGTACACTGTAAGTTTCGTGTGAAGAAGTACCTGCATTACTCATACCTGAGTACAGGTCATTCAAGTCAAGTGAAGTACTACCATAAGCTTCACCAGCCATTTCATAAGCTTGTTGCTCTTCTTCGAACTCATCATAAGTGAATGGAGCTTCACCACTAAACATGGATAATTCTTCATGGGATAGTTCAGAAGGGTCGTACTCTTTTCCAGTAAGACCGCTCATAAGTTGAGCTACTTCTTCCCTAGCGTATCCAGCTTTAGTCTCAAGATGGTCTTTAGCCCATCTTTCTACAAGTTTGTCACCTTCATATATACCTCTGGCAACTTCCCTGTAAAATTCTTTAGACTCTCCTACAGATAGGTCTTCTATATTAGTGTCTGTACTACCTGATAAAATGGCGTAAGCCATAGGACTGTAGTGGAACTTAGTCCTATCTCTTCTATTAGCCATACTACTCCTCCTTCTCTGTGGAACGTAGGGAAAACTTAAAGTCCAATATTTCGTGGAATAACTGTAGGTCGTCCAGACTGTACGTTCCATCTTGAAGTTGGTGTAACGAACAAAGAGGAGGCTCGGCCAAAACAGGTTGATGTAGGAAGAAGTCTAAACTAGGGTAACGAGTATCAGAACCAATAGCGTTCGTCAACTCATTACCAAATTCATCTACTGTTGGGGCGGTGTCTGACTCCCATTCCCCTCCTCCAGATTCATCGAGTTCAGACCTCCTACGAAAAAATCTTTGAAGTTCGTCTCCATAACAAGAGCGAATGTTCCAAAGACCGTATTAAGGTCAACGCCTACAGTGGCGTCATAGTTACTGGCAGTAACTTCTTCTCCTTCTACTGCTACTATAGCAGATAGAATAGAGTCCTTTATAAAAGCAGGGGACTCTTTGCAAGAAGATAATATGCGTAAGAAATCAGAGAACACAGCCTCTCCCAATATCAGAGGGAGGGCTGAGTCCTTTAAGACTTCTAACACAGACTGTAGTCTTTCTAGACCAGTAGTAGCATCCCATTGCGTTACCGAAATGAGTTTACTGTTTATTTCTACCTGAGCAGTCTTGCAAGCCATAGGATTCTCCTAGTAATAGATTACGCTATAATGTCATCTATTGGGTTAAGTTCTAAGTAAGTACCGTACAAGAAAGTCAGACGCTCAAAGCGAATCGTCCAAGTTACTGTAGCGATACCCATTCCACGATTGACAACAGGTTGTCGTGGGAAGTAGCCACCACGAGCAGTTACAAGAGCTAGTCCTGAACCTAGTGTCATACTACGTTCTGAGATTACTGCACTCATAGGAATGAAGTTCTCAAAGATAGACCAAGTAGAACCTTGCGCACGTTTAGCAATACCCCAGAGGATAGTGTTAGACGCTGAAGTTTGCAACAAGGTGAATGAGACTACACCTGACTTGTCTGGTACAGTAGCTACAGACATTCCACCACGAGCAGAGATTACGTCTGTGTGTTGGTCTGCTGAACGAGCTGCACTAATGATGTTATTAGACTGCGCAAAACCGGTAACAGGTACGGCATTAATTAATAACGAAACTGAGTTGAAGCTATACTGTTTCATTTACTTCTCCTTATGCTTGGTAGAATGTGCCAGAGATAGTAGCACCGTGGATTGACCCACTACCAATAGCTTCAAAGGTAATGCCGTTGTACTGGCGATTGCCTCGGTCTGCTTGAGATACCTCAGAAGCACTTAGAGATTTGACTTCGTAGCCATTCTCAAACTGGCGACCATCAGGCGTTTGACCTGGAGCTACCATGCCGTTGTTTACAGCTTGCTCTAGTGCTAGAGAGACTCGCTCTGCTAGAATAGAGATACCTTCATCAGTGTACGAGATGCGGTTAGACTGGTAAAGAGTATTGAATACATCAACCTCGATACGAGACTTAAGCCAATCTACACCGTGAATAACATCGAACCAAGAACCATCATTCATACGACCATCAGAGAACATCTGATTGCCAGCTACAGATACATAAGCGTTACCGCCTTTCTCTTGTAGTACTTTGTAAGATGCTAGGTTCATGTTTTCAACTGTAATGCCAGGAAGACGTTTGAACATCAGTGTGATGACAGTGTTAGTGCCTTCGAAGTTTACAGTAAAGGCACGGCCCGCTACTGAACATTCTGGATACTCGTCATCTGCACTTGAGTATACAGTAAGTACGCGACTGTAAGACTCTAGGCGACTTAAGATGCTTGTATCGTCGCTAGGGTTTAGTGATAATGGGTCGTTAGTCGTATTGAAGAAAACTTTAGTACGTCCTTGTGCCCAGTCTGCTACGTCTTCTGCATCAGTAGTATCACGATACACCTTATCAAGTGCAACACCGTAGAACTCAGAGTTAATCTGCTCCGCATCAGATAACGCTTCTAGTACAGACTCAACTGCGTTAGGTTCTACAGAAGATGCTCCAGCAACGGTTGTCAGACCTAGAGGTTCTGCATCATCGCCAGTAGCAGGTGAAGTGATAGTAACGCCTTGAGCCGCAGTAAACACATAGACACCATCTTCATATGAAGCTGTTAGTGTGCCGATGTTACCTGCTGCATTTAAGATGTCTACGATGTCACTTTCATCTAGAGCTGGAGTGAAGTCTAGACCAGAGTAATCCATTACACCGTTAGAGGTCTCAATAGATAAATCAGATTCAGCTATCATTGATAGTGTTGCTACATCGTCATGGATGCCACCAACAAGTTGAGCTGGTTCTTCTTCACCGAAGACACCAATAACCATAAAGTTTGTAGGTGAAGGTGTTTGACCAAAGTAAGCAGAAGCAGCTTTGTTGATTTCTCCTGTAGGGAAATCTTCTGATACTTCTGTTAAGCTGGCGTAAGAGCGCATACGCTCCGTAGGGTCGATAACTCCATTAGCTTCTGTGGATACAAAAGCTAGGCTACCGAACCCAGGTAGTGCCATTGGTGTAGGAGAAATAGCAATAGCTACATTTACTACACTAGATAGTGGAAGAGTCATTTTGGCTCCTTAATATTAATGTCTGCTACAATCTCGGTTTGAGTGTAGCCGTCTATTTTAGTGCCTGTTATTATCGTCCCTGCAATGTAATCTCCTTGAGATGTATCGCAAGTAGGAACGTCAATAGCCAGCCCTACGTTGAATGTAACTTTAAAGCCTCTACGAGACTCCCAATCTGTTTCAAGTGTAGTGCTTTCTAGCTCTGCAACTTCTATGGATTGGAAACCTAACCCATACTTGTTACAAGCATCTTTTACATCTTGCCTGTCAAAAGCCGAGTGGAAGAGCATGTACTCATCTTCTGTTCTAGAGAACAAGACGTAGAATACAAGCTCTCGCATACCTCGTACCACTCTCTTTACAGTTACACCAGATTTTACTACATCTTCATAGTCTACTCCTAAAGGTACTATCTTTAGAAGTTTAGCTGAAGCGTAGTCCCCTTCGGGTCTAGGTGCGTTCTGCATCATAGGGAATGTGTACTTCTGTCTACAGACAGCTTGGTCTACTATCTTGCAAAAGTCTAATAGGTATCGTTTCATACTATTTCAATGCCCCTTTTACCTATAGAGTATCTCTTGCCTGTGGGAGGGACTATTACTAGGTTGGGGTCTTTGACTCTCTCGCCTACCCAATCGTAGTAGCCTCCACCACTATAGTCACCTTTACGAATCACCTTGTAGGTAGACCCATATATACTAAAGAAGTTATTAACACCTAGGTCAAAGGTTGCCTTAGTGTGTATGAGTATAAATGAGGGTTTACGTTCCCCTATTTGTCCTGCTTCAAGTCTCTCGCCATAAGTACCAGAATCTCTGTCACCGTAGGGTCTCGGAGTAACCATTATAGGACGAGGAGCACTAAGCTCCCCACTGACCCACAAGTTGTCATCGTCATAGTGGCCCTCTGCTTCCACTTGGATGTATGCCTTACTCGTAGTGTGTCTATTGAAAGCACGACTTACGTTAATCATTCATACCTCCTATACTACTCTAGGGCCACCAAATGCCATCCTGCGATAACGTAGGTATTGTTGACCGTATGAAGTAGTGGCCATGATGCTAGGATTGTTTATCATTTCTCTTGAGATACCGTACTCTACTAATACGCCATCTACATCACTTGTACGAATAGGAGCTAGAGCTTGGGCATCTCCTAGGTTCTGTGCAAGTGTTATAGTAGCTAGGTGAGATATTAGATACCCTTGAGCGACAATGTAGAAAGTATCATTTAACCATCTACTTGCCTTCAAACCCATTTCCATTTGGGCTTCTACTAATAGCATGTCGAACAACTCTTCTGAGACATCATCGAACTCGATAGATGTGAATCGTGTCTTCCATGCGTCATACGTTATAGACATAATTAACCTACGTTACGTTCGTACATGCCTAAGAGTTTGTCGTCTTCAATGTCAGCAGGTAGAGGGAAACCTAGCTTCCCTTCCACTGCATCAATGAGTTGCTTGCGTGACATATTCAACTTAGGCTTAGACAATACGGTTAGTATGCCACTGTCAACAGCAGACTGTACTAACGAAATAGTCTTCTTAACTCCGGTAGGGATGCGTGTCAACTTGGTTAGTTTACGTTCCCCTATAGAAGCTTGGCCGAAGTCGTCGTGCCCAATAGGCATTTCTACTTCTTCCCACTCTTGTACATCAGTCTTAGCTGAGATAGCTGCTTTCCACAACTTGTCATCTAGTTCTACTGTAGCTTGAGATGGAATGTAGACAAACTCAGATTTAGGTAAGGCTTTTCGCACAACCTTGTTACCTTCACCATCTACAATCTCTACTGTCTCGTTCAAGTTGACGATGACATTGAAGCCGAATGGTGAAGTACCGTTATTGCGTAATTTCATGTTGTTCTCCAAAGTATTAGAGGGAGGATTCTCTCCCTCACATGTTACTAGATACCAGACCAGATGTTGATAGCATCAGGGTAGGTAACTTCTAGACCACCGAAACGACCACGACCAGGAATCTCATATACTAAGCCATGCAATTGCACAGGTAAGTATGTTAGAGGCAGAGGCTCACGAATACGCACAGTCTCAAGACCTTCTGGTGAAGTGTGGTTTAGAACTACTAGACATTCTGAGCCAGTTGCACCTTGGCCTGCTACAGAGTTCAACTCTTTTACTTGGCTACGGTCTGTAATGAACTGGTTGTTGTTCAAGAAGTACTGTAGGATAGTAGTGTCGCTCATAGGAGAACGAGGTGTAGAGTTAATGTAGTTCCACTTAGCTACAGGTAGCCACATTTCAGTAGGACGGAACACTTTAAGAGTTGCAACGTACATGCCGTTTACAGCACCGTTCAAGTCAGCTAGGATTTCATCAGGAGTCTTATCTTCCCAAGTAGTCTTAGAGCTTGCACCAGCAGCTACAGTAAACTGTGGAATCTGCCATACTGAGTTGCCACCTTCACGTTGGAAGAAGCCACGAAGACCAGAAGCCTTGTCACCATTCCAAACTACGTTGTTAACAAACTCTTCGTAACCACGTCGAGCTGCCATAGCTTTACGAGCTTCAAGAGGCATACCTGCCATAGAAGCGTGAGCTACTTCATCTACGTCATAGTCATAAGCAACACCAACAGACTTGAAGTAAGTAGAGTGCTCAGTACCAGAGATGTCAGGTTTAGGTAGGTCAGTTGCACGAGCATTGATTACTTGTGCTTTACCTACATAGTCGTAGCTACGGTAAGTAGAGCTAGTAGCGCCAGCACCACCGAAGGTGTTAGTCTTAAAGACATCACGAGCTTCTAGGTCTGGATACAATACATCGTAAGTTTGTGTTTCAATTGCTTCTAGTTGACGCTGGAAGAATACACCTTCTGAGTCAGCTAGGTTTACTTGGCCTGCTTGAATGATTGCATCAATGGCATCGTTCAGTTCAAACTCGGTACCGTCATTAAGTTTAATTACTCGCATCTTGGTTTCTCCTTATGGCGCTGGTAAATAGATAGGAGAAGAAGATACTTCTACTACTGCTGTTAGTACGTCTGCTCTGTCCCAGATTCCATCAGCTACGTTAGCATAGTGCCACTTAGCATTGCGAAGTTGGGTATGGTTTCCACCATCAGAAGTAGCAAACTCGCCAGTATCGTTATCGACCCATACACGGTCAATTCCGATTACAGGGATTACGTCAACTTCTACAGTCATAAAACCTTCTAGTAATACAGCCATAGAAGCTCCAGCTGGAATCTCTACTGCACCTGTAGTTGAAGGTCGGTCTTTAGCTTCGTGAGCATGTTGACGAATGGCGATACCTTTAAGGTTGCCAGTACCGTCATGTCCTAGCACAGCCCAACGGTCTTCATCAGACGCTTGTACAGCACAGCCAAAAGGAATACCTACGACAGTTTCCATGTCGTCTGCGGCATTTAAGAAAGAGTGGCGAACAGAGTTAGTATAGGAAATTCCATACAAGTTGCCCACCATGTCATTACGGGTATTAATTGTGAAGTTCTGCTTAGGCATGTTACTTCTCCTGTCTGTGCTCATAGCGAGCTATCATACGCTTACGAGCCTGCTCTGCTTTACTTTCAGAAACAGTCTCTTTATGTTCGTCACTCAACAACTGAGAGTTCAATACTTCTTGAACGTCTGATGTTGATAGGTCGTCTGCAATATCATCTACCATGTTGTCGAACAACACTTCGATATAGGCATCTGACTTCTTGGACAAGTCTTGTTTACCAGTGTAGGATTTAACTACGCTCTGGCGTTTTAGTTCGATAGTTGGTTGACCTGTATACTCAATGGCACTATCTAGTAGTCTTGCCTGACCTAGTACTTTAATTACTTCTTGTACCATTTCAGTATCTACTTCTGGCTTGTTCTCAAGCTCCGCTTTAGTGTCACTTAGTTGGACTTGTAGCTTACTAACCTTCTCCTTGAGAGAGTCAATAGAGGCTTGCAGTCCGTCTACGTGCGCTTGGTCGAACATTGAAACTTGTTCATCTTGTAGTTTAGCATAGTAGTCTGGAGCTTCTGCTAGGTGGTCGAGAGCAATCTCTTCTGCCACCTTGCGGTCGGTAGTATGTTCCAACTCTACTTCAATACCTTTAGCTAAAGCGTCCACTAGAGATGCAGGTTCAACGCCATGCTTCTTAGCTACTTCTTCAAGAGTAGGTGTTGGTACATCCAAAGGGTCATTGTCACTGTCATTGATACGAGCAGTTACGGCACGTCCTTTAGGAACAATAGCTACATGATTGATTCGGATATTAGTCTTCCAAGCATGTACCTTTTCACCGTTAATCTCATCACCTTCATCTGCAAGTACTAACTCACAACGTTGGCCTATAGATAGTTCATCTGCTTGCTTCTTAACAACAGCTATGGCATCAGCATCATTTATGACAACTACACCAGCAAGAGAATCACCTAAGCGTGTAGGCAGTCCTTCTAGCTGACCTTTCATAAGGGTCTTAGCATTTTCAACATTAACATCAATCTTATTACCTTTACTGTCTACAGGGTGTCCCACAGTAATAGGAGCAGAACGAGCTGACTCCAAGGTAGCAGAATCAAACAAGTCTGACTCTCTAGTACCGATGTTAATATCTTGCTCAGGGTCAAAGGAATCAAACAAGTGTCCTAAGTCTTTAGCTTTGTACTTCATCACTCCTATTCGAGCAATAGTACAAGGAGCAATCATCTGCCCTGTCTCTTTGAACTCTCGTTCGGTAGGTGCAGTTAGGCGGTCATTTAAAGACAAGCAATAGCTACTTGCCTCATCGAACAGACTAACCAACACTCTATTTGCTTTAGTCATTTACCTGACCTCCACTATTAGGGTTGGGGGAAGGCGAGCTATAGTTAGATACAATCTGGTCTAACTCAGGAGGAGCTTCAAACGCAAACCCTGGGTAGACCTTCTTGAACCCTAGTAACTTCTGTGCATCTTTACGGGTAATGATACCAGCAGATGCAAGCTGAACTATAGGCGCAATCAGTTTTAACTCTTTCTCAGCTTTCTGCAATGCAGACTCAGGGAATACACTGCACCACTCGTACTCCCACTCTGGCAAGCCGAAGTGAGCTTGTATTACCCTATCTACAATAGTTAGACGAGGATTATACTGAGCAGACTGATACCCTCTAAGCATGTCAATGTAGTTGTTCAGGTCTGACTCACCAGTAGCGTTCATACCATCTGGAGATGCAGACAAGAAACGAGTAGCAGGTATGCCAACAGCGGCTGCGATGATACGGAGGTATTCCCAAATCAAGTCTTTAACACCGTTAAGTGCTACTGACTTAGTAGTATACTCTTCCGTCTGGTCAAGCAGTAAGACATTATGAATAGACTTTAACGTCTTCATACTCCTAAAGCGTTTCATGACCGCACGTTCACCTTCTGGATTAGTTAGTAGCTCCTGCAATCCTTCTACCGTAACAACGTCTACTGTAGCTTCCTGACACAATGAAGCGGCTGCATTAGCTGCTGTGTGAAAGTTGTCTATAACATCCATTAATGGTATGAGGATGGAGTCACTGTACCAGTTCTGTCTCCACATGTCATAACGGGTTAACTCTGTACCTTCAAAGCGAATGAACCTAGAGTGATGAATCAACTCTGAGCTTCCGCCTATCATGTAGTACTCAGGAAAACCGTAGTGCGTAGATAGAGGGTCTTGGTTTACACTTCCAGAACCAAAGACACGAGTTCTGTCTATGACCTGTAGTGAGCGTATGCAGTTAGGTTTAAGTCTGTCCAAGTCAAGAGGAGTAGACATTTTACCAGAACGCTTTAAGTCCATCAAGATGAAAGAAGTACCGTAGACATTGGCCCATTGTTGAGCTTGTCTAAACAAGGTAGCAACTTTAAAGTAAGCATCTGCATCTCTATACAAGTTATCTTTATCATCTTTGAACTCACGCCACTCTCTAGTAGTGTCTTGAGGAACTATTTTACAAACCTTGTTAGCAATCCAGTCTTCACGAAAACGAGTTGTTAGTTGTTCGAAGTCTAAGTTCTTCTTACCGCGCACCCACTCATTAGCAGTTCGCTTGTCAGAACTTGTACCCATGCCAGTAACTACATTTTCTAATCCATCTGTAAAGCTCTGTTCCCTAGCTTTAAGGTTGCGCTCCGTAACTTCATCAACAGCTTTCTTGTGTTGACTTATTACTTTACCCATTTGTTCAGCTATCGGAGTTTTAGATGTACCAGCCATGCGTTACTCCTTATCTCTTGACTTGTAGCCATTTACCTTCTCAATAGAAAGGTGAGATGCAGTTTGTACTGAAAGCTCTACAGCCTTTAGACTAACTACAGTAATGACTGCCGCTACATTACCATCCGAGTCAACCACTTGAAGTGAGTTGTTCTTAGGAGAGCGGCCGTCGATACGTGTACGAATTGACATTATACCTCCTAAGCCCAGTCTTCGTAGTTGGCTGTTCGCTTGCCATAAGCAATATCACAAGCATCAGCAATGTTATCAAACACATCATCATTACCTGTACTGCTTCCCATACCTGTCATTCCTAGCACTTCACGCATAATGTGTGGTAGATGTTTATGACCTTGAGGGAATCTTATTCTATGTTGTGCAAAGTAGTTGATGCAGTTAATGTACCTAGCTATCTTATCTTTACCAGATTTATCTCTAGGTATAGGCGCTAGTGGTATGCTACCTTCCCGAAGGAACTGTTGGTTTACATACTGACCACTAGACTTGTCTTCCATGTGTAGAGCACGAGGGAGCATACGAGGGAACTCCCTCTTAAACTTATTGTGCCTATCCCAGAAGAGCTTGACTTGAGCTATGAGTTCAGGCACTTCATACTTACCTATCATCACATCTATAAGCCATAGGT